CTTCCAGTCCTTGCGGGAAGCGGACTTGATTTCGGGAAGCCCCTCGGGGGCGGGACGAGCCTGTTCGTTCTTCTCGGCCATGATGCGGTCCTCCGTGTTGTCTAGTAGTTCTGTACGGTATTGATCAGGTCGTATTCCACCGCGCTCCCGGTGGAGTACGTGTCCTTGTAGCCCTGCCAGGTGAAGGAGGCGGTGAGGCCGCGCTGGCTGGGAACGGGCACGCCAGCGCGGCCCAGTTTGGCGGCCGGATGGCTCCAGATCATGAACTCGTGCGGGCGGCAAAACACCACCTTGAAGTCCGTCCGCTCGCCGCTTCTGGACTTGCCGACCATCACCGGACCTTCTTCCTTGGTGAACAGGGCCTCCACCCTGCCGCCCACGGAGGCCTTGCCCGCCGTGATGATGGCCAGGTTCGCGCCGCCGCCCACCACGTATCCGGTCTCGGTGTCCAGGTTGCGGGAGATGTTCACCTCGAAGGCCTTGACGATCCTGGAGGCGATGCCGCCTTCGGCCAGGAGCTTGATGGAATCGAAGGTGAAGCGGGCCATGCCCACCTTCGTGACGTTATTGGAAAGCGGCGCGTCGCTGACTTCGTCGCGGGAAGCGGACACGTTGAACGCGGCCACGAGTTCGCCGTCGCCGCCCAGGCGCAGGCCCAGGCTTCCGAACATGGCGCCGTGGGACAGTTCGTAGAAATCAACGTCGGCGTGCGCGGCCTCCAGGATGTAGGAGGGGATGTCCTCCTTGAGGATGAACTTGTGCCTGCGAAGCGCCGGGCGGATGGTCACACCCGAAGCGAACACCTCGGCCGCATAGGCGTTGGAAACCACGATCTGGCCCACGCTGGTGCCGTCCAGCACGGAAAAGGTGCCGTCGTAGCTGGCGGAACCGTCGACGGTAACGCGGTCGCCGGGAACGTAGCCGTGGCGCGGCAGGGGTATGGCCACCTTGCCGCCGCCCTTGTTCACCACGGAGAGGCCTTCCAGGCTGTCGCCGCCCAGGAACACCGTGGCGTTGGCGATGACCTCGGCCTCGTAGGCGTGCTTGACCACCAGTTCGTCTTCGTTGGTGGACTGCTCCAGCACGTATTTGCCGTCGTAGTTCGCCGTTCCGTCGAGCAGGATGGACATGCCGGGCTCGAGCCCGTGTCCCACGGCGGGGATGCCAACGAGGCCGCCGCTCCTGTCCACGACTTCGGCGTTCACCAGGGTGATGGGCGAGAGGTCGGAACTGTCCGGCTCTCCCATGATGGCCGCCAGCAGATGGCCCAGCGCCACGCCGTCCACCGGCACGTTGAGCGAGCCGTCGAGCTTCACGAAGCTCGGCAGCGGCTCCAGCGGGTCCGGGCCTTCGTACTGGGTTCCGGCCTGCTTCATGTCCTGCTTGGGGGACACGTCGTGGGTGTTGAACGGAATCCTGATGCCCACGGGGTCTTCCGGCGGAACGCCGTAGGACGCCTCCTTGATGATGGTGAGGGTGCTTCGCGCGCCGCTCGCCTGTTTGAAAACACCAGCCATGTTGATTCCTCCTCAGGGGTTGAGCACGATGTCCGCAGCCAGCGTCTTTGGCACCAGCACGGTGATTTCCAGGTCCAGGCAGAAGAGCGGATCGAAAGCGTCCTCGTAGACGTAGGCCACGTGGACGAACTCCAGGTCCGGACTGGCGGCCGTAAGCACGTCCAGGACCTCTTCCGCGAATTCCGCATCGAGCAGCCGGAAGGCTTCGTGCACCGCGTCCGGCGGGGATTCCTCGCCTTCCGGTTCGTCCACGGACACGCCCAGGCCCACGCGGAGCACGAAGAGATAGTCCTCCAGGCGCGTGCCGATCTGGCCGTGGGCAACGTCCACCACGACGTAAGGGGCGCACCCCGGGGAGGTCATGAGCCGCTTCGGAGCCTCGCCGCCGCGAATGGTCAGGGCCTTGCCCAGGCGCGTGAGAGCCCAATCATTCAAGGGTTGGTCCTCGCGCAGGGCGTCCAGCCACAGCTTGGCGATGAGGCTCGCGGTGACGCTTATCTTTGGCATCACAGGGCTCCGATCTTCTCGGCCATGTAGTCCTCCATCACCCTCGGGATTTCCTCCAGCGCGCGCCCGAAGAGCGGTTCCCAGAGGGAGCGTTCCGGCTGCTTGAGGAACATCTTCCCGCGCGAGAGCACGAGCCCGGCGGCGGCCAGGGCGCGGCGCATCTTGGACGAAACGGGCTGTTCGCCGTCGAACTCCGGGGCGTAGGCGGACGCGCCGCGCAGGCCGCCTTGCACGCTGCGGCCGTAGCGGGCCGCGTCGTAAGTGACCCAGCCCACGTCCACCTGGTTGCCGTCCTGGGCCAGGATGTACCGGGACGTGCTGTAGAGCTTGCCGTAAGGGCGCTCGCCGCCGCGCTTGCCAGCAAAAAACTTCTCGCGCAGGGCCTCGCGCTGGCTGGAACTGAACCGGGAACGCCTGGGGGCCTTGATCCGGCGCTTGGCTTCTTCCCACGCGCTGGTTTTGCGCCACCCCGTGCCGGGCGCGTCCTTGCCTTCCATGGCGGCGCGGCCCCACTTGCGGACCGTGGAGCCCGCCTTGCCCAGGGCGCGGCGCTTGATGGAAGGGAACTTCTTCATGAGCTCGGCCACCCACGGATAGGCTTCGTCCGTAAAGGTGAGGGCCGCCCCCTGCACGCCCCTGGCGGATGCGAGCACGGCGGCGCGGACGTACTTGTCCTCGCGCTCAGGCATTGGCCGCGTCCTCCTCTTCCTGGCAGGCGGTGCAGCGGCAGGCGCTGGGCACGGCATGGAGCCGCTTGAGAGGAATGGGTTTGAAGCAGTCGCGGCAAATGACCCCGCCCGAGGCGTCCTTGATCTGTTCGCCGGGAGCTGGCAGGCGCATCCCGGCCAGGGCTGCGGCCAGATTGTCGCGCTCGCGCACCTGGGCGTCGTCCGCGAGATCAGGCATGGGGCGCTTCCTCATAGGGAACGACGACGGCCGGAGACGGAACCAGCATGGACAGGAAGGACAGCGCGTCGGACTGGCGGGCAAAGCGCAGGGCCTCGGTCTTGTCCCCGGTCCAACGGAGCACGCCCTTGATGGCCAGCCACGAAGGCGCGGCTTCCGCGAGCCCGTCCGATTCGATTATCCATCCGTTCATCACTTCCCCCATCCGTAGGCGAAGGGTTTGAGCAGCCGGCCGACGATCCGGCCCCACCGCTTGGCGCTCTCGCGCGTCCATCCCCAGTTTTTGAGGCGGCAATAGATGTGCGCCTCGTTGCAGTTGTGTTGCAGCCAGAGGCGGAGCCTCACCGGCCGCCCTTCGAGGCCTGCGCCTCGTAGCAGTCCAGGGCGGCGGACTGCTGCTCGATCAGCCAGCGTTGCGAGTCGAAAAGCTCAAGCAACGCTTCAAGATTCTTTGGCGAACACAGGGACTCTCCGGGGTCCACCTCGGGCAGATCGGGAGCCTGCGGCCTGGGGCAGAGCGTGAACTCGTGGTGGACGCTCACCACGCTGCGCCCCCGGGCGCAGCCGCTACCGGCCAGCAGCGCGATTGATATGACGAGCAGCGCGAGCGTTCGTCTCATCGTCCACCACCTTGCCCGTCGCGGGCGCGGCCTTGGCTTGTTTCATGATCGAGCCCCGGTCGCGGGCGGCCTCGACGGCGCGGGCGCTGGCCCGCTGGCAGGCCTCCACCTGGGAAGCAAGACCGTCGCGGGTGCGGGCGAGCGTTTTGCCGTTCTCGTCAAGCAGGGCCTCGCGGGTTTCGGCCGCGTCCAACTGGCCGCGCATCACGGCAAGGTCGGTTTGCAGGTGAGCCACGCGCAGGGACTGGAAGCCCAGAGCAGCGCCAAGGATGATGAGGGCCACGGCCATGATCTTCATTGGCACACCCCCTGGCCCCAGCCTGCGGAGGCGTAGACCGGGGCGAGCTTGCGAAGGATGCGTTCGGGATAACCCCGGTTCTCGCGCCAGTTGGCGGCGGATCGACCGGCGTTGACCCGCTCCACGTGCTCCCACCACCGGCCCGGCTCAAGGCCCTGGTCCGCCGCTACCTTGCGGTCGCGCTGCACCCAGCCGAGCCCGCCGTTGTAAGCAGAGAGCGTGAAGGCCATGCGGTCGCACGAACTCGCGGCCTGGACACGCTCCCAAAGGTGCAGGTCGTACGTGACCAGCGCCCGCAGCGCCCACGATGGGTTCATGGGCTCGTTGGCGCGGAGCTCAGGATAGGCCCCGGAAATCCACTTGGCCGTGGCGGGCATGAACTGCGCCATGCCCTGCGCGCCCACAGGGCTTTTCACGGCTTCGCGCCACCCGGATTCCTGGTGGACCTGGGCCGCGAACACGGCCACCGGAGCATCGAGGCCCCAGACCGCGCGGGCGTTGCGCGTGAGATCGGCGCGGTACTTCGTGGCCGCCTGGGGGACACCCCGGCCCGCCGTGGCAGCGGGGGCCGGGGAATCCTTTCCGGGGGCGGCCTTGGGCAGAGCGGGAGCAGCGGCGGCGGGCTTGGCGGAGCGCTTGAAAAGGGGCAGGCCCTCCAGCCGGTCGCAACCGGACAGGAACGCGGCGCAGAGGAGGGCCAGGACCGCAACGGCCAGCCAGCTGAACGCCTCGCGGGCGGTGTGGAGAGCCTGCGGGCGCATCAGAGGGCCATCCCCACGGCCAGGATCACGGCCAGCATGATGAGCGCGCGGCGGATCATGGCGGCGGCGAACACCTGTTCGTAACCGGGGGCCACGGCGTAGTCGGCGGCGTCGGCCTTGCCGGGCTGCTCGCCCTGCCAGTTGCGGCAGAGGTAGCCGTCGGGGCGGGCGTAGGGGAAAACCCAGCGGTCCAGCCAGTAGCCCAGGTATCCGCCCATGGTGACGAGCGCCAACTTGTAGGCGGCCACGGGGACCTGCTGCGGGGAGATCAGCGCCACCACGGCGGCCAGGGCCACGGCCAGCAGCAGGCAGACCAGCAGGCGCGGCGACAGGCGCTTGAACAGGGACGGTTTGGGGTCCTCGCCCACGAAGGACGCGGCTTCCTGGATGACCTCGGAGGCCTGCGATTTCATGGCCGCGACCACGGCGGCGGCGATTGCTGCGGGATCGAGGCCGGGCTTTTCATCAGCGCTCATTTCGTCTCCTTGGGCTTGCCGGGAACCAGCTCGCAGTCCTTGAAGGTTTCGAGCCGGTTGATGAGTTGCTTCGGGATCGGGACCCCGAAGTGGCAGAGGTGCCGGAAAATGGACAATGCTTCGCAAATCGACAGATAGAGGATCAGGAACGCGCGGAAGCTGACGTTGACCAGCGGCTCCGCCGCCTGGTCCACGTAGTGGGCCGCCAGGATGGCCAGCAGGTACAGGAAGAACTTCCCGAACCCCCGGCGCAGCTTGGACATGCTCACGTTGCGGTCCATCCAAGCGCGCATGAGCCCGAGGGCGAAGTCCAGGCAGATGAGGATGAAGAGGGCCTTCGTGGCCACCCAGATCCAGTCGAACGCGCCCAGGAACACCCCGCCGGTCAACGCGCCTAGAGCCTTCCAGGCGGCGTCTCCGAACAGGTCCCTAATAAACCCGGCGAGGTATTCCAGCAGCGGCTGCATGCGCGTCTCCAGGGGCTAGGCGTTCGGGGTTTCGGGGGACTTGCCGTCGCCGCCGGGCTGTTCGTTGCCCTGCTCGTCGTTTCCAGGCTGGCCGTCGCCCTGCTCGTCGTTTCCAGGCTGGCCGTCGCCCTGCTCGCCGCCGGCAACGTCCCCGGCCTGCTGCCCGGGATTGCCCGCCAACTGCCCCCCGGCCACGAGACCGGAGGACTGAACCGGGGCGGCGGGCTCGTCGAACACACGCTCGGCGAATCCGCCGTCCACCAGTTCGTCCGCCACATCGGCGGGGACCTCGATCACGGTTTCGGGCTTATGGGTCTTGCCCAGGAACTTCACGGACGCCTTGCACAGCACCTTGACCGTCTCGACCGCCTTAGCGGGCTTGTCTTGCTTCTTCGCCATGGCGCACCTCCTAGATGGGCGTGATGGTGGCGAAGGCGTCCACCTCGTGCGGGACCAGGATGGGGGCCGACTGGAGCATGACGTGCATGCGGGACGGGTTCTTCGTCTCGAAGATCGAGGGGAAGTAGTCCACGGCGGCGGAGAAGGCCTTCATGGCTTCCATGTCCTGGATGACGCCGTAATGGCGGGTGCAACGGGCGTTGGTGGACCCCATGATCATCTTGTCCACCGGCACCATGGGGTTCTCGTTGCCGTCGTCGTCCACGAACCATTCCGCGTAGGAGTAGAAGTCCACGCTCTCCAAAGTGCCGATGTAGGATGCGCCGTTTGGAAGGTCCTGGGGCTTGATCTGGCCCAGCTCCACCCGGCGTGTGTCCAGGGAGTCCAGCACGGCCGCGTTCTTCATGATGGCCTTGGCCACGTCGGAGCCGACCACGGCCACGTTGGGCACCAGCCCGGAATCCTGGGCGATCATGAGCTTCCAGTCCCGGACGTCGCCCACGGGATCGGACGAGGGGTCGGTCCATTTGTCCGTGAGGGTCAGGGCGAAGGTGTGGGACGGCTCGCGCATGAAGTCGATGGTGGAGTCCACGCCCTCGCCGATGACCCGGACCTTGGCGTCCAGCAGAGCGCAGCGGGCCATCCATTCTTCCCGGCGGACGATGTAGATGAGCATGTCCGCCAGGTCCTTGCCGATCATCTCGGCCAGACGCTCTTCGTGGGACTTCTCCGCCTTGTAGATCATTTCCCCGGGCTGGCGCTTGAGGAGCATGCCGGGGGTGATGGGACGGGTGGGCTTGATGTAGGGCGGCTCGAAGGTGTCCGTGCGGAAGCCTTCGCGCTTCATGGTGGTGCCGGGAAGCTCGGGATGCACGAACGGAGCCATCTTGCGCTTGCCCTTCACCACGTCTATGTCCACCTTCGCGGTTTCGTGGAACTCGGTACGCGGGAAGAACATGTCGCGCAGGAATGTTTTGGGCTGGGGGATCAGCTCCAGCACGTCGAGCATGGTGCGGTAGTCGAAATCGTCCAGGTCAGCCATATGGGTTTCCTCTTCACTTCACCTTGCGAAGGTAGATGTTCTTGTCCCGCAGGGCCGCGCGGACGGACTCCACGGTGTGCCCCGCCCCGAGGGTGACGGCGTCCTCGTTGAACTCGCCGGACTCGTAAGCCGCCGTGGTCACTTCCTTGCCGCCCCCGTCCACGTCCTCGGAGAGGATGCAGTCCACGTTCTGGGAGCCGTCACCGGCGGCAGCCGCGCTGAGGACGTACTTGCCGGTGGCCGTGACCTGCCCCAGGACGGAGCCGCGAAGCAGGGCGCCAGCGTTGGAAGCCAGGACCACGCCCTTGCCGGTCTGCGGATAGCTTCCGGCGATGAGGTTGTCGGGCGTGAATTCTCCCTTGATGGAATAGCTGGGCATCACAGCACCCCCTTAGCGCCCGCGACCATGGCGGCCTTGATCTTGTCCTTCTTGACCTGGTCCGGGCTGCCCGGCTTGGCCGGGTCGACGCTCTTGGCCCCGGCATCGGTGATGGCCTGGAGCATCTTGTCCATCTTGCCCGGCTTCTCCTCGGCCTTGGCTTCCGGGGCGGCCTGGGCCAGGAGCCCGGCCTCGGCAAGGGCCTTGGCCTGCTCCGGAGTGATGCCCGCCTTGTCCAGGGCTTCCAGCTTGGTCCCGAGCGCGGCGGCCACGTCCTTGCCGAGCATTCCCTCGGCCACGGCCAGCACACCGGAGCGTTCCGACTT